GAATCCCCAGCGTGCAACGGTGATACCAATGCACACACTGGCGGCACAACCCCCCATCCTCACACCGCTTGTAACTGTTGAGCATGGCCTCCAGCCGTAACTCCGCCCTACCGGCTTCGCTGGAGCGATAACACTTGAAGCAGTAAAGAGCGCCCGTTATGGGCTTGCTGCAGGTAGCACACAACCTGCTGTTCTTAGATGCACCCATCAGGAGAAAACAACTCGTAGAAATCCAGGTAGCCGTTGCATCTTCTCTTTTTTGTCCCGAGCGTGCTTTGCAGCTCCATCAGGCAATTCCACTTCTACCGTGAAAAATCTGTGCCCGCAATTAAGACACTTCCGCTGGCGCAATACTGATTCCGCCGTGTCATGACAGGTGCGATACACACCCAGCCTTGACGACCCGCACTCAGGACACTGCATCGAACACAGCCTCCGCAATAACAGGAAATTGCCGCGCAAAAATCCGCTGGCACTCCAGGGCAATCTGCTGGTGCTCCAGCTGCGTCCCATTTGCACTCCGCAGTTGGATGTAGTGAATCCAGCTACGCAAAGTACCGTGCATGTACATCGTGGTCGGCGTACATAGCGGCAGAACTCTACGGGCCGTCTCCTTAGCCATACCCGCATCCAACAGCATCTGGTACACCCGATAACTGTCCGACAACACTTCCCCAATCGTCTCCGCCCACTGCTGCTGGCGCAAAGGATCTACACCATCAACACTGTTCTGCCGATTCGTGACATCCTGCAGTCGCTGGTGTGGAATCTCTGCCGGTGAAGTCTGCGCGTAACGAGTCGAAAACTCCTGGAACGAGAACGACCTGTGCCGCAAGATCTGGGCAGCAATGTCGCGCTCAGTCTCAATCTGCACGCACATCGAAGCCATCTCAAACGGGCTCCAGTGCTCGTGCTTAATCAAATACCGCAACAGCTTTGGAGCGGTCTTGTCGTTGTCCGCATTCTCAGGGTTAGACACCCTGGCCATGCGAACAATCAGCCGCTCCGCATCAGGCGTGCAATGCACAAAAGAAACAGTCATCAGTCTTTGTAAGGAGCACAAGCAAGTTTGTTAATCAGCCGGTTCAAATACCAGCGAGCTTTCATAAAATCCTCCAGCGGATCCTTCTTAAGCCACGCCCTGCTGACGTACTTAATGACCTGCCACTGCAGCCCACCAACCACAGCATCTGGAGCCGACCTCACCCAATCCTCAATTACATCAATGACCTCGACTTGGCCACTGGTGTAATGAGTCGGATGGTTTACGGGGTCACTCATCCTTTCGATCCCTGCACAGTTTTGTCGCCGTAATACCGCCCCGTCATCGAGTAATCCTTACTCGGCAACATCGACAGCTTGTGGAACACCAGCTGAGCTATCCGCATCCCCGGCCAAAGCGGAACCGGGTGCATAGTCCGCGCATTCTGCAGCTCCAAGGTCAGCCGCCCCTTGTAACCAGGATCGACATACCCCGCCAGCAAATGCTCAATTCCCTCCCTGGCACGACTTGACTTAAGCGTCAGCTGCCCAGCAATACAGTCAGGCAGATAAAACTCCTCCAGCGTCTCAGCCAGCACAAAGTCATGCGGCCCGAGCAAAAACGGCTTTTCCTGCGTGTGGCGAGCAATGCTAAAAGGAAGTAACGCCGGTACTTCAGGAACCTCTACCAGCAAATTCTCGCCAAGTCTCACGTCAAGACTCGCCGGATTCACCAGCTCATGATCAAAAGGAGTTACAAGACCCCGGCGAACCAGGGTCAAGATCTCCACGTCAGGGAGAATCGTCACGCTCAGCCCACCAACTCGGCGGTCTGCTGGAGCGCAACACTCTTCCAAGTCCTGCCGAACTTGATGTTGTTGATGGTGGTGCTATGCACGCCAAACTCTGTCGCAATCTTGGCCACCGACTTACCGCCAGTTGCCAACTGCCGCTTGATCTCCAGCACCTTGCCCTCAGTCAGCGACGACACTCCCCGCCTCCCACGGCTGGACTTACGAGTCTTGCTTTGAGACTGGACTTTGCGGGTGATCTTTTCACCGGCAGGCAGCGAGACGGTCTGCTTCGGCTTACTCAGATCCAGCTCGACGTGCTGGCACTGAGTAAGCGCGGCACGGGCCTCGTCAAGAGCTTGCGTGATCAACTGGAACTGGTGCTCAGAAAGAATGTGCATGTTCATGGTTCAGAACGGGTGCAGTGTAGTACAGGATCGCCCTCATGGTCATCCCACTCGGGAACCAGGCAGCAGCTAAGAAACAGTGCATTGGGGCACAACTCCTTAGCCGTACTGATGGCATGAGCAGGATTGCGGGCCATCAGGTGGAGCGGTGCGGCATGGCTGAATGCCACGCGGTACAGCTGGAGCGGCTTCATGGCACCGGCTCGATGGCGGGGCGACCCCAGCGGGCGAGAACGGCGCGGGCAACCGCCGGAAACTCATGCTCCGCCATCAAGGGCTCATCCCAATCAGTCCCCGCCTCACAGTGTCGCATTAGGTCATCATTTGCACGGAAAAACTTACACAGTTCCTCATCCGTCGGCCCCTGCGCCTTCGGGCTGGACCAGGGCGGCGCGGGCGCCGTCACGGAAACAGGCAGCATCCATTAGATGAGTACCAAAATCATCCGTGTAGCAATGAGCATCAAATAGCCCATCCAGCTCCTCATCCGTCAGCGCCACTGGCTCGGGCTGGGCCAGGGCGGCGCGGGCGCGGGTAACAAGATCGCATTCATGCCCTTCGTACAGCGAGGTGTGAGCGTGCAGTGCTTCCACCAGCTCAGCGCACAGCGCACGAAAGTCAGCCATTGCCAGCCTCCAGCTCGGCGGCGATGGCGAGGAGCTCGTCTCGGATCTTGAGCTGGCGGTTGAACACGCCGGCAGTGCAGTCGTCCGGGATGGGGGACGCCACCTGATCCGCAGCAGCTCGCAGGACGGCGGCGGCACATTGGTAGTCTTTTTTGAGAGGGCCGTCTAGCCAACCACAGTTGTTCATGTAGGCACGTAGCACCGCCCTGGCGGCGGGGGAGAGAGGTTCAGTCATTCAGGTAACGCCTCCAGTGCGCGGCGGACGGTGGCTTGGGCTAATGCACGCTCGCCAATCTCAGAATGATCAAAAAGCAAATCCGCTGCACGAAGCGCTTGTTCCTTCAAGCTCGGCGGCTTGGGGCGGCGGGCGGCGCGGAGGTCGTCAACAATCCGTTGTGCTGGTCGTAACTGTCCGCGAAGTTCTGATAAAATCAACTCACAGCACGCCTCCAACTCCTGGTCAGCACCCCATTGGGCGGCGCGAATGATTAGTTGCCGATTCCACGATGTGGATGAATCGTCTATAGCGTTATACCACTGCTGCACCAGCTCCGGCGGTGGGGTAATCGGATCAGTCATTGCAACAGCACCTCAGCGTGAAACAAAGCGTCATAGCCATCAACGCCAGCCAGGGATGATTGCCGATCGCCAGAAAGGCGGTCGCCATCATTAGCAGCCAAATCAGATACCCCATCATCAGCGTTTCCCCAGCTCGATCTGGATAGCAGCCTGAAAGTATCCGGCCGTTTTGACCTGCCGGTACGCCGCCCCAGCATCATCAGTTTTCTTGTCTTCGAGCGAGGCATACCTATGCCGCGCCTCCTCCAGTGCCGCCAGCGTATCTACATTTAGCAGCTCAAGATCCCGCACCGGCAGTCCTTGAATCTGATCCAGATACACCGTCTGCCCCAGCAGAAACGACTTGTAAAAAGGAACCATCGTTGTGTCAGACATTGGCTTGTTGGACAACATAAGAGTTGCGAAGTGAGTGGCAGATCGTGCCATGAGTCGGCTGCCCGATAGCAGCCAGAAGCTCGGCAGCCCTAAGCGCCACCATGTGCGCCATAAGCGCTGGATCGTGCTTGTACTTACCGATGACTCCCATCAACTCGTACAGATAAGAGTCAGCGGGGCTGAAGTCTTCCGGGAAAGGCAGCCCCAGCGTATCCGCCCAGTCCTGTTCCAGGATCATCTCATCCGGCTGGAGCGGGTTGGGCCCCCACTCTCCCCCATCATCACCATCCCAGCCATAGTCAGCGCGTACCGCCCAGTCCGCCTGCTCCTGGCGCATAGCGGCCTCAACGGCATCAATGTGGTCATACCAGTTGGGATGGATTTGCTGCATCGCAAGATTGAAACTTGAAGAAGTCATCGGTGCTCAGGTAAAGAACTTAGGGTCTTGGTGCTTGAAGTGGTTGAGATCCGTGAGACTCAACTTGAGAATCTCGTGAATGGCCATCCGGGCAAGACGGCTGGAGCTGATCGTATCGCTGGTGGCGAACACATAGATGAGGTGGCGATACAGCTGGGTCAGAGTCCGAGCCCGGACCCAGTACGTGTCGCCTGGGATGGGCTCCAGTCCTACCTCCCAATCGTCGTAGTCCGGCTGGTTCCGAAGCTCGCGGGCCTCAGTCGCCCCAATCCGACGTGTCGAGTGGGGCCCAGTCATCAATCCGCTCTGACAGGAGGTCGCGTAGTTCTGCATCGGTTGCAGGAATCAAATCCTCATCGTGAAGCTCGAAGGAGCCTCGGCACAAGGCAGGCCCCCACTCTTCTGGGTCAAGGTGCGTCTGCGGACGCACGACCACAGCATCATCGACAAGCGCCTCAACGACAAGGTAGTCCCCATCAAACTGCAGATCCTCAATGCTCAGTACGCGACTCATTTGACTTCCTCGGGTGTAGTAGCGATTGTGTCCAGCCATGCCCGCCAGGCAGCGTCCAGGAACTCTTGTAGATCCTGCAGTTCAGCCAGGCGCTTCTTGTGGAGCGAGGCGTCGAGACCGTGGTCCTCGGCCTGCTTGATCTGCTCCTGCTGCACCAGCACCGCCCAGAGGACGGCTCGGTACCAGGGCATCAACTTGTCGTTGTCGATAACAGTGCTTGCCATGTGTAGTACAGAAACACGGGGCCCGTCTCTCCGGGCTTGCCCTTAGCGTTACACAGAAACAGCCCAGCGTCAAACCGGGCTGTTGTTTTTCTTCACACTGGCACCCCCAGTTCCTCCGGCTGGTACTGGGTCAGCACGCAGACGTCGGCCCCCTGCCTGAGCGCCCCACCCACGATGTAGTGGAACTGGGCCTGCGCGTCCGGGCACTCAGCGATCTGGTACTCCTCGATCTCGTAAGCCTTGCCACGGCGGTACCAGGCCACCCTGACGACGGCCATCAGCTCAAAGGGGATG